TCTATGTTAGCTGTATTGCACTCATCTACCCACACACATCCAAACTGTGAACCCAAGGCATTCTTCCACTTGCTGGCATTATCGTAACCGAGAACATATATTATCTTGGTACTGCTGCCAGTTTTGAATTTAATATGTGGAAGTTTATTCTCTTTATCACCATTACCACAGTATTCAAGATTGGGAAATATCTGTAACAATCCCATATCAGCATTTATTATATTCTTCTCAATAACACCTGTTGTATTACCTGCTATAACGTGCAGCTTCATATCTGATTCAGCTACATTCATAATGAACTTTACAGCAACTGTAGTAGTCTTTCCTGATGCCGTTGAGCCTTCAAGAAACTCTGCTCTTGCAGGTGTATCTATATAGTCCCAGTATTTATCACTTAGAAGCATCTGGCTCACCCCTTGCCTTACGCTGTGCAAGAAGCTCCTGTAATTCACTCCTGGTTGTATCGTTTACATTGGCTTCTATCTTGTCGGTGAATATACCTAAATGTTTGCCAAGAAGTTCTAAGGCCTTAACCTTGTCACAAGACTTAACTTCCAATCCATCTCTACCCTTCTTGATAACAGCAAGAGCTCTTTTCTGTTCCTCTGTAAGTTCTTCTGTAAGCACCGGCTCTACTGTTCTATACATAACAGGCTTACCATCTTTATCCAGTACATCCACAAGTGCTCCACCCGCTTCTACTTGCATCTTCTTTTCAACCACATGTGCATAATCCGCATTATTAGAAAAAGCTATCAAGGCAAGCTCCTTGATAACTCTCTCCTGGGTTATCTGTGTGCTCCTTGATAGCTCTTTCTGTCTTTCTGCTATATATTCCTGTAACTTAACATTTCTTAACAGTCTTGATGCCGTCTGTTCTGCTGTTTTCGGTGAATACCCTGCCCTGATAGCTGCCTGTGTGGCATTAAGGTCTATAAGGTATTCTTCACAGAATCGCTTCTGTTTATCTGTTAATGCCATACAATCAGCTCCTTTCTAGCTTTTCAAGCATAAAATAAACAGACCATTTCTTAACGATTTTATATCATTAAAAAATGACCCGTTTATATATTTTTTTGTATTATTTTAAAATGTTTTTTTTCTATAATATCTCAAATATTTTGAATAATTTCTATCAAAATCCTTCTCATAATCATCATCTAACAAAATGGCAAAACATTTATCATAAATAAGTTTTCTTAATTTTTTTAAAAAAATCTTTATCATATCTGCACACCATCCTTTTATCCACATAATAATGTTGCTACAATACCACATCCTACATTAAATATCAATGATAAAATAAACCTTAACACAATAAATTTTCCATTACTTTTATCTTTATCTTTAATATCATCCTGTAAATTCATATCCCCTTTCGTTATATTAAATATAAATATTTGTCCATATTCCGAAAGTTTATCATATACACCTTGTGCTATATTTTCAAAAAACTGTTTTGAAAAATACATTGCCATAACACTTGACGATAAATATATTATTAATAACTTAAGCTGTTTTAATGTTAGCTCACTAATTATTGCAACATCCAATCTATTTATTAAATAAGAATCCACTCCTATTATTAATACAAACATCATAATTAGTGAAAAATACTCGAAATATCTAGCTATAATTTTTCTATACCTTCTCATCATCATAATAATTGGATTTTTTAATTGACTATTTTGTTTTAACCCCTTAACCCACTCAGCAACTATATTTAATAATTCTTCTCCTAATATCACTTGTATAAAATCAACTCTCGCAATTATTGGTATTGAATTCAACTCAATCTCATCTAAATCTTCTATTTTACCAGAAAATATTAAATTTAATATTTCCTCTGCTCTAAGACCATTGGTTAATTTCACAACCAAATTATGATTCTGTGGATTTTCATATCCAGGAATTCTTACATTAAAATTCCATTGTAATGAAATACTTGAAATAGAACTACTTTCTGTCCATTCATGCTGTACAAACTCCTCCCAGCATTTAAACACGAATTCTCGTTTATCCTTTAAATAAACAGTTACTGTCGCAATATATCCATCATCTTGATAATTCAAACTTATTTTCTTATTTATTCTATTATTTAAATCTATTATATCTTCCCTTGTTATAATAACTTTCCTTGAATAAGCTCTAGATATACTGTCTGGTTTAGCGTTTAATTGATAATACGCTGATTTGAATATTGCTAATTCCCTACTTTCAGTTGTAACTGCTAATTCCTGTTCAACAATATCATTATCCATATTTCCCCTCCAACTTTAATTCCATGATAATAATAAAACATTTTTATATTTATTTCAACAAAATAAGACACCAACTTTCGTCAGTGCCTTAAGAGGGTATAATTATCAATTTAGGAGTAATGGTGCCGGTGAGAGCTGGCATCCGCAGGGGATATTATTGAATTTCAGACTGATATATGTCCGTGGCTCAGTGCATTCTGCATCTGTTCCACGATAAATATTACCACATATAAAACGAACAGAACGAACAAAACGAACAGACTTTTATTTTTCTTTCAAAAATCTTTCAACAGCCATCCTGCATCCATCTGCAGTATAATGCTTTCCCATACTGTGTGCAACTTTTATCCAGGAATATTTGTTAATGTATCTGTACGTAATCATCCTCCTCATAGTGCTGCTCTTTATCTGGTATATGTAATGCTCTGCAAGTGCTATCTGCTGTTCTATCTTCTCCAGAACATCTTCCTGTTGCGACTTTCTTAACATCAATAATGCCATCTGAGTATCATATTCCGAATATGGGAAACCTTCTATCTTGAAATGCTGCTTGCCTCCATTTCCGCCTGATACACTATCTATTACAGTATATCCTTCCTGCTCCATCTTACTTATCCTTTTCTCTATCTGAGATATAGATTCTTTTAATGATTCTCTCTCCTTTACCAAGTCTTCATACTGTATCAATATTTCTTTGATATTGTACTGTTCTTCCACTCACTACACCTGCCTATCTCTTATATTTCTGTTCTGTGCCATCCGCCATCTTTACTGTTATTTCTAATGGATACCCCTTAGCGTTATAACCTGCACTTAAATAACGTTCCTTTATTATTTCCAATGGCTTACAATGTCCTTTTTCACAATGCTGTGCTCTGGTTTTATCATTGTATTCTGTTCCACATATCTCACATATGTAATGTTTAACTTCTTTCAATATAATCACTTCCTTTCATCTCTCTCCACCAAGTAAAATCCCAGCCATTATTAGTTAACTGCTGCCATATATGATTGCCTTTGTAATATGCCTTTCCTTTACTTCCGTTCCGTCTGTATATCTGATATATTCCTGGCTTATCTGGTTCTGCATCATAGCAATTATGCCACCCTTGTGCTTCCATTTTTTCTTTAAATGTCATACACTCTTTATACTCTGCTCATTCTTCTTTCCTCTCAATCTTAATCAAACAAACTTAATTGGCTAACTGGTTCAAAGTTCATCCACAATATTTCCTTTTTTCTAGTACCATTACGTGTATAGCTTATTGTTTCCCCTTTATACCAGTTCTTTAATCTATCATTATATAAATCATTATCATACCCACTTATTAATACAGGTCCTTTATGTGCTAATAATACATCAAGCAAATTACTATGTTCCTTATCATTCATCTCGTGATTATATTGCTTACAACATCTTGTTTTCTGCATATATGGTGGATCTGCATATATTAGCACATTCTTATGATTAAACTGTTGAGCAAGTTCTACCGCTGGTTTATTTTCAATCTGTACTCCTCTCAATCGTTCTGACGCTTGTATAATCCTATCAGGAAGTTTGCACCAATCTATAGCTGAATATGCTTTCTCTCGACCATAAACATCTTTCTTCCAACCCACTCTGTCTAATATTCTACAGCCATATCCCATATTAATTTGAATACAAAAATTAACAGCTTTAGCCAGACTTTCTTCTGGAATGTTATCATTAGAATTTTCATATATGTTTCTTGCGTATGGTGTGAAATAGATTTCATGTGCCAGTTTTTCCGGATCATTCTTAATCCAATTAAATAGATTAATAACATTATCATCAAGATCATTTACTGTCTCAATATTACTCCTGGATTTATTAAAAAGCACCGCACCACTTCCAAAGAATAGTTCAAGATAACTATGATGTTCCGGAAATTTATTAATAATCCAATTAGCAATAGACCATTTGCTCCCTGGATATTTAATTATCGCTTTCATTTTTTTCAATCCTAACTATCTCTTCCAGATCTGATTCATTGTTAAGCGTATTCAGATATATTATCAGGCTGTTATCCCTGTCTATTTCCAATACGCTGCCATCTTTATTAGTTACTTTCCACATACGTCATTCCTTATCTTCCATTTTGGATACTTCTGTTCTATATTCCATTACGTTTTCTTTTATTAACAAATCAGGACAAGTCATGCAATCCTGTCCATTTTCTCACACTGTTCTTGTTCATACTCCGTTACATTTTCAAGTTGTTTTTGATACCATCTGCAAAATGCCATTATTCTTCACCTCTTACTTTCTCAGATAATTTCATATACGCATTTTTAAACTTCAGTTCTTCCAGTTTTCTTTCCGCATCTTCTATTGTCAATAAAGCATACACACTTCCAATCTCTAACGGTGGATTATCCTCATATCCGATATGAACATATAATTTTCCATTCTTATACTTGGAGAATCCAACTACTGGTTCATAATCTTCATATCTCTTGATACATAAACATACATTACCTTCATCATCTTCTGTATCTATCCAGTAAAGCTTATCTCCTATGCTGCAGGGTAATTTAAGAAGTCTGCCCTGTTCAATATACTCATCCAGCTCTAAATCTTCGTAATATTTAAGTCTTTCTCTTAAATCAGCCATAGCCCATAAATTACGATAAAATAATGCCAATAACCCTATCTGGCTATCAGGTTCAATTGATAACATTTCACTCATATACTCATCAAATTCTTCATCTGTCATATCCGATAAATCATCTTCACATATATCTTTGATAAGACTTCTTACAAACTTTCTGCTATCAATATCCAACTCGTAATTTCTATATCTGGCATTGCCATCATTATCTGCATAACAACAATTATATGCCAGTTCAATCATTGACATATCTGATATTGCCTTGTTGCTTGTTAATCTCTCCATACATGCCTCCTACACGTTCCGGCCACTTGTTCCAGGAATCATTCGCCTCTGGTTCCTTGGCCAGGAATTCGAATATATTCATCCGTCCTTCACATTCATAATCATCTGTCATATCAGCACCTCAGTTCTTCATCATCAGACCTTATGTGGAATTCAATACCGGTTTCTGCTGTCATAGCTTCTGCTATATCCTTCCACTTCACATATCCACCAACAAGACTTTCTGTATATTCGTTGAATTTCCAGATAAATCTGTTCATACGCTTAGTTCCAAATCCAAAATTATCCCTAAGGACGTATGAGCTCATCAGAAGTACTGTGTCCATTATTGTCTGTTTAATTGTTTCTGCAAAATGCTCAAGCTCTGTCTGAGATATCTTAAGTGGTACATCATACGCTTGTCTGAACTTAAGCTCCTCTTCAAGTCCATCTATACCCTTTTCCCTGGCAACTCTCAGGGCATATGACATACCTTCTCTTCGTGCCTGCTCCTCTTTGCTTAACTTAGCCATTACTTATTCCCTTCTTTCCTCTGTGCTGACTTCTTCGCCTGCTTCTGTGCTTCATCTTCAAGCTGTGCAACACGCATATGATTGTAACTGCAATAATATTTCATCTTTCCACGGACAATGCGCTTATACACATATTCCTCTAAACTGTATTTTTGCGTATCAATGGTCTTTCCGCACTTATCACAGCAGATACCTCTTTTAACTGGGAGTATTCGCCTTTCCTGTTGCACAGATTTTCTTATCTTCCTGCTGGTTCTTTGCCTGCTTGGAATTATTTAAGCTATTGCCGGGCCCATTTAAACCAGCTGTTACTTTTCCCAAATCATTACCCTGTGCAAGTCCAAATTCTGCCATCATAGCTGCAACACAATCTTCAAGTTTTGCACTTTTATCTTCAAGATATTTATCTAATCGGTCCTTGATAAACTGTGCAGTTTCCTCAGCTATATCATTAAGCACTGGTATATTCTCAAATGCCTCATAATGAGCCGCTGAACCATCAGGTTCAAATTCTGCCTTGTACAGTGCTTTAGCACTTATATCTGTGGCTAAGGCTCTGATTTTGATAAGTCTGTTAGTTTCTTCCGTAAGCGATTTACTAAACTGATTTACAGCTTCTAAATCCATCATCTCTATAGCTCCTTTCGTTAGTTGTCCAGAACAGAGTTGTAGAACTCGTCTGAATGTTTTGGTCTTTGGTTAAAATTATTAAATTTGTTGTTCACTCGCGCAGGCGCTATATTATTTAGTTTTCGTTTATGTTTATATATGGCTACGGTTTCTCCTACGCTTTTCCCTTCGGTTTGTACTACGCTTTCTGCTTCGGTTTCTCCTACGCTTTTTACTACGGATTTGAAAGTACAAATCTTATATTTATTAGGACTTCCTTTTTTCCCTCTCTGGAATTCTATAAGTCCAGCATCTATTAATTTATTCCTGTTTTCGACTAACGTAGCCTCTCTTGACATCTGACAACGAGACATTACTCGCTGGTTATCTACTTGTATCCACTCGCACCACCCTGCCATATTATTAATACTTAATAACTTGTAGTACAATAATTGCGCAGCACTCGGCAAGTAATGACTTTCGAGCCACCTTTCAAACCCGTTCAGCTGTTTTATGTAGTCGATACGCTGTTCTGTCATCACGGCTTCACCTCTTCCAGGACCACTTCTATTCGTGGGTTATGTTTATCTATGAAGAAATGATCTTCAAAGCCTACTATGTTATTCCAGCCGTCATTATCTATAACCTTGCATTTAACAAGTGCATCCTGTATGAACTTATGTGCAACTCCTGCTATATTATCAAGGTCTCGTTTTCTATTTGGCTCATAGAACATATATTTAAGTCTTATAGGACTATTTATATGTGTACGCTTTAATTCAAGCCTTATAGCGTTAGATATAATCACCTGATACTGTTGTTTCATATCATTTCCATTGCTATGCCTGTTATGAAAGCTTCTTTCCGCCTTTAAATATTCATTAAGACCTGGCAATGTACCTTTAATAGTAAATGTATAGAGCATTCAGCTCCTTTCCGCCCTGTGGAAGTATGCACCACAGGGCTTATATGTATTTCTGTGACAACGTAGATTGTGTGATATTATATGTCACAGATAATTTCTTCCAAACTCCTGTATAAAATATTCTCTTGTACCATAATTCTCTTCATAATACTTCTGTGCCATCTTCTTAAGCCTTAAGTCTATGACATTGGCATATTGTCCGGCATATACTCCATTAGGGTGTAAATCTGGACGAAGTGGAACTACAAATCCATACTTCTCACTTTTCTTCCTGTTAGATCCTCCGAATATATGATGCCGTTCTACTGTAATTGAACCTGTGAATATACATTCATCCATATTATCAGTGAATACACTTTTAAGTTTCTTACTCATATATTCCACCTTTCTTTGAGCTGTGCCAGCTCTACAGGAGATATTGTGTCTATTCCCAGATCTTTTGCTTCTGCCACAGTACCATCAATTAATACAGACATTTCATAAGAATTGTATGTATGACTGCCTCTTATGATTTTGTAGAAATATACTTCAAATCCATTTTCAACTTCATATTTGATGTATCTTAAATGTGGTTCTTCCATTTCATATGCTGTATTTATTGGTATATTGGTTTTTATTACTGCCACAACACCGGCATCAACTTCCATAGGCTGTCCATATTGTCCCAGAAGCATATTCTTAACCTTGGCTTTAGATAACCTCTGCTTATCAGCTATCTTGCCTACAAGAACGTGAAAATAGGCATTGGCATCAAGACTTCGCCTTTCCCTGTGGGGCTTAATTTCTATATCCAGCTTTTCCTTTTCTTTAAGCTCAATAAACTGTCCAGCCACATTATCATTTACTTCTAACATAAGTATCTGTTTCATTGTCTGAAAATCTATTGATACATCTTTATATCTTCCTGTGCATTTCATTCTTCAATAACCGGCTTTGAAGCTGTTGCCCTTAAAGCCTGCATTACTTTAGGGAACATTTCTTCTGTAATTTCTTCAAGACTATTAACTCTGAAACGCTCACATATCACTTTGCTGGATACCCCTGTTCTTTTAATCTCCTGTTCAATTGTCATTATCTTAGGCTTGGTTATCTTCATAGCTTTTATTTCAGCTTCTTTTGCTTCCTGAGCTTTACGTTCAGCTTCTTCTTTCCGCTGTTGCTGTTCCTTTGTAACCTTTTCCGCAGTATCTGCTGTATCAAGGTTATCATCCTCGCTTATCTCCATCGCTATCATATAGAGGTATCTTCTGGCATATGTTGTTACCGCACCAATATTCTGCATTGCAGTAGCTCCCTGAATGCTTACATTAGCGGTAGGTATACTGAATTCAATTACATCCTCTAAATTCTCAAGATTAATAAGTGTAAGACTTGCTGTGTTCTCATTAATTGCAAATTTAAACAATGTCTTATGCTGTGTCGCAATACTATTGCAGGATGGAAGGAAATCTGAAAGTTCATAATACTCATATTTGCTGTATGTATTTTTTCCAGTCTTAATTAATTTCTTTGCCTGCAATTCCACTCTCATCTCTGCAAGCTTTTCATAAATGCTTTTACTCTCTGCCATTACATACCTCCTGATACATCACACCAATATTATCAATATATTCACAAATCATATCTTTTTCGGTTTCAGAACAATATATCTTTAATATAAATTCCTTCTGCTGTTCATAAGATCCTGTAACAAAGGCTGCTGCCATATCATCATCTACACTATTGCAAGCTTCAACAAAGGCTTCATCTGCACTTTTAACATTATGCTTTATATCATCCTTGCTAACTGTTTCCTGTATTCTTTTATCTTCTTCTGCCTTACGTTCCTGCTCCGCCTTTCGCTCCTGCTCTTTTCTTAATATCTCTGCTTTGTCAGCTTCATACTTCGTTATTACATTAATAGACATTGCCAAATCAAGAGTCTTCTTAAACGTATCCAGTGCTTTCTGTTCGGCATCGCTGTGCATATTCTTAATTGTTTCAACTGACATTTTGGCATTATCAACTAATGTTTCTATAGCTTCTTTAATCTTCTTAATAGAGGTTCCCTTGTTCTCCCAAGTCTTAGAATAAATCCTGCTTAAAGGAAGATATTCCTGCATACCTTCTATACAGTCATCATATACCTTTTGAATTTCTTCCTTCTTCTGTTCGATACGCTTATCCTCATATTCCTTAGTCTGTTGGGCTATAAGTTCTATTGGCTCTGCAATAATCTGCTGGAGTTCTTTTATCTTGTCCTCAAACTCTTCATAAGGCTGCATATATCTCCTTTTTACATCTTTTCTCTTATCATCAAGGCATTTGCTTAACTTTCTCAATGTAGCAACGGTGCTTTTTGCTTCAATAAGCGTATCCTCTGTAAATACCATTGTCTTATATAATTCCATTGAAGCCTGTACATTTGCCTTAATCTCATCATAATTACTGATATTTAAAATTCCATTAGTCTGCTCTACAGACACTATCATCTCATTCATACTTAAATCTCCTAATCTGATCTTCTTAATAAATTAATGGTTTCTTCCTGTTTGAAATTAAATTCATATTGTCCAGTTTTCGTTAATTTGAATTTGCGAAGATAACGTACCTCTTCATCCTCACAATTACATTTTTCTCCTGGGTCTAATCTTGCCTTACATCTTTCACAAATATATTTATACATTGATTTTTACTCCTAAATGTTCTACACTGTAGTTGAGATTTTTTACTTGAGTTGCAGTGTTGCCTCACTGCGGCTCTTTTTATATATTCCTTAAACGATAATCACCTATTGAAACTCCAGCTTTACACTCTAATCTGTGAAGTCTTAACAATCACTTAGAAGCATCCTCTATTCTCCTATCTGTAATAGCCGCATTAATTCTTTTGTTAAATGCAATTATTTCACCTGTTATTCTCACCGCTCTGCCTTTTCCTTTCTTCTAAAATCATAATATTATTCATATATGCTTATCCTTTTCTCTTATTTCATCCAAGGTTTTACATAACTCCTCTAATGACATTCCTTGTCTCTTTGCAAGTGCGGCTGCACTTATGTTATAAGTCCAGATAGAAGACATCTTTATTGCATTACCTATATCCAATATTCCCTGCTGTAACCCTATTCTGACAAATTGAGGACTACAGCCCATTATTAATGCTGCTTCTGCTGTCTTTATTTTTATATTAGGCATTAGCTACTCCTCCTATTCAATAATAAAATCATTTAATCGCAGAATGACCAACTACAATGTGGACAGCCTGTTATTAATGTTGCCCCTGCCTTTTCCAGTGAAATACCTGTTTTATATCCTCCGCGGTCCTGCTCTGTATAAATGTCTTTGTTACAGTTCACACATATACCATCTCTGGGTGCAAAATGCGGATAACCTTCTCTATCGCAATATTTATCCTGTGCTTCCCTTGCTTCGATTGAATTAAAATGCTCCATAATATCACCTCTTCTTATCATCTCTGCATAAAACTAATATTGTTATGCAGATAATAGTTGTTATTGCTACTGCTGTTGTGTTCATATCTTCTCCTTTTTATGGTCTTGTATCCACATCAATAAGACTTTCTGTATGAAAATACATCTTGTAATGATATGGGTCTGAATGTGTTCCTGTTATATCCTCAACAACATACATTGTGTAATCATTGAGATATATGTAATTCTTTCTGTATTCATCTGCGCCAGTTTTAACCGTACATACAAGTTCATTTTCACTATCATTGCTTATGCTCATATAGCCTTCTGCTTCCATAATGATTTTATCTGTACGTGCGTTGTATACTGTTATTTTTCGTTCACACTCAAAATAATCTGCCTGCTTTGACATATTGTAATTAACTTTATCTGCTTCACTACAACCTGTCATTGTTAATGATGCACCTAATATCAAAGCTGCTATTATTGTGTTTTTTCTCTTTATCATTCTTCACTCCTTAAGCTGATCTCATCTATCTGTGGTAACTACAAAGTTAAGTAAATGTATATTTACTCTCTCTAACAAGTCCTGAGCTTCTCGGATTGTTAACCCTTCTAATGCTTTAACAATCTGAGTGGCTCTTTTGGCACTTTCACCAGTAAATAACTTGCCATCTACTATTAATTCACCTGTTGTCCAATTTCTCCATTCCTGTAATCCAACAGCATTCTCTATTCTTTCAGATAAACATTCCTGTTCATTTTCCTTAGTGCCTGTTTCATTTAAAACCTCACCAACAATGTTATCTGCCAGCTTGTCTATTAATTCATCCGTATTCTCTTTCACGCTCTCACCTCCTTGTATTGAAATACAGGGGAGTTTTTCTCCTGCTTTCCATCCATTCTTATGGTTAAATACCTTTGCCTTTTGATAGCCATCAACATATGGAACTTTTACAATAAACGGCTTTGTGATTTTCTCTCCATCAATTTCAAGTTCTTCTTTATCGTAATTAATTTTTATGCTATTCATTCTTAACCTCTTAAACTAATAATCATCAACACAACTATTGAAAAATATATTGGGAAGCTAGGATGCCTCTCTTTAAATGGTATCCTTATAACCTCATAATACTTAATGCCTGATACTTTCATTTTCTTTATAGCTGATATTGCCTGCATAAATGTCTTGGCTTTCTCTTCTATGAATGGTTCATAACCACGGATAATGTACTTATATGTTTTCTTCGCAATTGCTCTCACCTCCTTGTATGTTACTTACTTGAATATCTTGCCTAATTCTGTCACAGCTCCTATACTTTAATCACAGGCTATTGCCGTAGCCGAGTATTTTTGAAAGGAGACTTATTATGGATAAAGAATTGTTTTATCATACTGTTGCGACAGAAACTGCAAAAGCATATGTTTCAAATAATATGCCACTTTATATAAACTCTGGTTCTGCTAATTACGCTAAAGACTTTGCAGAAAAATATATTGAAGCATATGAAATTGCTAAAAATGTTGATGTTGCCAATTCTAATATGAATTAACACTCTGTCACTTCACTAATTATCTTTGCGGCATCTGATAAAATTGCTTGTGCTTTATGCACAGAAATTCCTTTATCTGAAAGAACATTTATTACATCAATAATTTGAGGTAGCTCTTCCATAGATGCCGCAAAACCCTTCATTCGTTGAGAAAATATTTCTTTTATCTTTTCTTCTCGACTCACCTCTCTCACCTCCTTGTTATATTACTTGCTTGGAATATCTTCTGTTGAAAACAAATAATCCATAGTGAAATTTGGAAATTGAGCTTTTATTGCAAGCATTTCACTTCTTTTAAACTCTGTATTTCCAGCCATTTTATTTTTTAGGCTTTCATATGTCATATTTGTTTTTTTTGAAAGTTCTTTGATTGTCATTTTCTTTCTTGCCATTTCGGCACTTAAATTATTAAACAATTTTATTCAATACTCCTTTCCATTACCCTGTGTCGTAATTTCATTATCATTATATACCCTATGTCGTAATTGTCAACCCTAAAAGATAATTTTTTTACTTTGTGGGGTAATTTTTATTTACAAATATGATGAATAGAGTTACAATCTAATTACAACGGAGGTACACATATGGGATTTACAGATAAGTTAGATTTACTTATGAAAGAAAAAAAAATTAACAAAGCAGAATTAGCAAGAGAATCTGGAGTTCCTTATACTACAATAGATGGTTTTTATAAAAAAGGAAGCGACAATGTAAAATTATCAACCTTGAAAAAGCTTTGTACTTATTTTAATTGTTCTCTTGACTATCTAGCAGATGATACTATTAATGAGCCGCAAACAATAGCCGCTCATTTTGACGGAGAAGAATTTACACCAGAAGAATTAAATAAAATAGAAGAATTTGCTAATTTTGTTAAATTAAGCAGAAAATAAATGAGAAACAAAGGGGATGAATTAATTTGACAGAATACGAGAAGTTATTATCCAATGCAAATGATAATGATGTTACAGTGTATGATGACTACAATTTGAAGGGAACAAGAATTAAAGGATTATATTGTGATGGCACTGTTGCTATAAGTAACGACTTAAGAACTCAAAAAGAAAAAGCCTGTGTCCTTGCTGAGGAACTTGGACACTTCTACACTTCCACTGGCAATATATTAGATATGTCAGACACTTCTAACAGAAAGCAGGAATTAAGAGCCCGCCTATGGGCTTATAACAAACAAATAGGCTTAAGAGGTCTAATTGATTGCTATAAAGCCAATTGTAAATCTATTCACGAAATGGCAGAATATCTTGATGTAACGGAAGAATTTCTGCTAGAAGCCATTGAGTGCTATCGCTCAAAGTATGGGGTATATGCTAAATTAGATAATTACTTTATTGGCTTTATACCTACTTTATACATAATAGAAGAATACAGACAAGCAACAGATTAAAAGGAGGGGATAAAATGCTAATTAGTAAAAGTGATTTAAAATCATTAAAAAAGCAGTACAATTTCTTAGTACAAAATAGATTTTATATTTACGTTCATTATATACACGGAATACCTAATCAAAAATCATCAACCTGTACTGTTGGATTGTTTGATGCTGGCTTATTTTTAGATTTTTTCCTTGGCAAAAAATACATATATAATATAAAAGATATTTCAAATGTTTTTTATACATCATATTATTTAGTTATTGAATTTACAGATAATTCATTTTGGACTTTAGTTTGTAATAAAAAACAAGCTGATAAAATATGTTCTGTACTAACAACCGAATATAATATTATTTCTATAAATAAAGATATTTCGCATTATTTGCCTAATAATTCTGTATCTGATGCAATTACATATACAGAGATATCTAAACCTAATGAAATATCTGCATTAACACACAATGAAAACCAACTAAAAATTTCTAATCAATTTAATCTTGAGCAACCTGCTCAGATAAATAATATTAATAAAACAATTGAGCAACACAATCATACTGAAAATAAAAATGAGCATATTAATTTTCCTAATTGGTATATATCTGTATCTTTTGGAAAATCATCTTCCAGTAATTATATGAAAGCTGTTACACTGGCACAACAAGCCCCTCAATACCATACGCAAACAGATAATGGTATTATTCTACATCAAGCAATATATTCTAGCCGACCTAATGAATACCTTGCTTTTATCAGCCTATATGAACTTGTTGCAAATTGGAAATCATCTTTTGTTATAATTAACGGAAAAGTTATTGATAGAAAAATAGTTGGTCAATTAAATTATTGCTATGGGGACAAATGCAGAAGTGGAAATCCAAATTTTTGCTACGGAGCAAGCTATATGACTGAAAATCCTTTTGGTTGTCACAGACTTCAAGTTAGTGCTGCTAATAATCCTTGGTGGTCATTCTATAGACTGATAGGAAACACATATGTTCTTAATCAAGCTGAGCTTAAAGAACGAATTGACTCTTATGCCGCTATATATTGCATATGTCCTTGCTTTAACTATCAACGAATAATGCAGACATATAACTCGCTACCTGTCAAATTATCACAAAAGAAATATGCTCAATTGAGAGCTAATAGATTTGGACTTAAAATGTAACTGTATCATAGTAAAAGTATGCTAATAAATAGTTACCATTACGCTAAAGTTACCGCTTTGGTTAAGATTTAATATTTTGATTAACACTATGATTAGCAGGTATTACTATGAGTGAAAGCGAAAAACTAACGCAGACTGATGATAATTTTTGTGAAGAACTATATCAAGATTATATGAATAGTTCAGATAAAAATGAAAGTTACTCTCTTGAAGATTGTAAGAAAGAATGGGATTAGATATGTCTGATACTTCTAACCGTAATCAGGAACAACGTGCCCGCCTGTGGGCTTATAACAAGCAAGTTGGACTAAGAGGTATTATTGATTGCTACAAAGCTCACTGCCGCACATTACACGATATGGCAGAATATCTCAATGTAACTGAAACATTTCTTAGTGATGCATTAGAGTGCTACCGGAATAAATACGGAATATGCACTAAAGTTGACAACTATGTTATCGGCTTTGAACCAACGTTTTATGTGTTGGAGATGTGGGAATGAACAATATTATTAAATACAGGAGGTAATAACAATGAATGCATTAGATAAGATTGTAAAAAGCAATCGCATGCCTGTACTTTTTGTTGGGTCAGGCATTTCAAGAAGATATTTGCAAGATTATCCAGATTGGAATGAACTTTTACAAAAATCATTTGATATGTACAATAAGGATTCATATCAATATCAGAAATACATTGACAAATATAGGCGCGAAGGTCTTACTGATTTTGAAATAAATGCAAAGATGGGAACTATTATCGAAAATGAATTTAATGAAGCTTTCTTTGACAGAAAAATTAAATTAAATTTTATTAAAACCAAAAATCCTGCCTGGGTTAAAAGAGGGGTTTCACCTTATAAAATGTACTTATCGAATATTTTTAAAAAGCTCCCATTAAAATCAGCGAATTATCTTAACAAAGAAAAAGAATTATTCCAAAACCTAAAAAATAAAGTTTCTGCTGTCATAACCACTAATTATGATCAATTTCTGGAAAAGGAGATTTTTAATAATGATTACACTGTTTTCAGACACCAGTATGAATTATTTTCCGCTGACAGTTATAATTCAGCAGAAATTTATAAAATACATGGATGTGTCACTGATGCCGATTCTATCATTATTACTGAAAAAGACTATAAAGAATTTACTGATTCAAGAAAGCTAGTTATTGCTAAAATGCTTACTCTATTTTCTGAGTCACCAATAGTATTTTTAGGATATTCTTTCACCGATGAAAATATTCGTAACATTGTAGCAGATTTCTTATCTTGTCTTACAAATGAACAACTAGACAATATTGACGAACATTTTGTATTTATATCATTTAAAAAAGGGGAACGTAAATTAATTGAAACCAAAAATACTATTATTCTTCCTAACGGGCAAAAAATACCCGTTACTGAAATACAAACAGATAATTATCTAAAAGTATTTAGTACACTTAACAAAGTTGTTCCTGGAATATCTCCAATTAGAATTCGTGACACTAAGCGCATTGTTCGAAAAATTGTTGATGAAAACCTTGATTCAGCTAATGCAGAATCAATAATTGTTGGATTAGATGACCTTGATAATATGGATTTATCTTCAAAACCATTAGCTATTGCTGTCGGATACCGAGATAACATTCTAAACAAATACGGATATGGTCTAGTTGATACTGCACTTATATTTGAGGATATTATTTATGATAACAAAAATTTTTCTGCTAAAGAAATGTGTACTGTGCGATTCAAATCTATACCTTGCAATCTGCTTATGCCTGTATATAAATATATTAAAAAAGCAAATTACACATTAATACCAGATTCTCACTTAAAAGTATATGTAGATAAGCACAGCACAATTGATTTAATACTTGGCACATCTGTAAAGAAAACAATTAGCAAATTGCCACACTATACTAATTTTAATGAACTTAAGGCTGGCATTGAAGAACAAGAAGACATTAAGAAAGTTCCTGCTTTAATATTAGCCAATATAGATTTACTTGATATTAATACTATGCGTACTCTTTGCAAAGATATGTTTTTGAAATCAACACCTGAACTACTTAAAGATAACACTTACTTCAAACGATGTGTAATGTGTCTAGATTATTGGGAAAATTATCAATCTCAATTAAAAGAAGAATAGCTAGTGAACCTTTTTTGGTACACACCAAAAACATCACTAGCTAAACTCATAAAATATATACGAACATTTAAATATGTTCTTTACAACTAATCAATTCACAAGAATTTTTGGCCGTTAGGTAAACCCTATTATAGCATTAAATTCCATAACGTGAACCACAATCAAATAATAACATTATGGTTGTTGAATGTCAATTTTTTTTCACTTTTTTTACAACTTTTTAGTCGATAAAATATAACTTTTTTCTACATTTAATAATGTTAATAAAAACCCTTGTGCTACCAACACAAGAGCCTTTACCACGATACTTACATAAGTTAGCTGTGCCTATGATATAATACCGCCCTGAACAAGCTGTATTATATCATTCCTGACACCACTTTTGCAAGTAGGTGTTATTTTTATACTCTAATTTAACCAATTAATAAGTTACACCGGTGCAACTTCGATTAACGAAAGGAATGATAATATGAAATTAGCTAATGGAATGGGTAGCGTATATAAGCTATCTGGAAGAAGACGTAAACCATGGGTTGCTCGTAAAACAAAAGGCTGGGATATTGATGAAAAAACTGGAAAAACCAAACAGCTCTACATGACTATTGGATATTTTCCCACAAGACAGGAAGCTCTTACTGCTCTTATTAATTACAATGAAAATCCATATGATATAGAAATCAATAACATAACATTTGAAGAAGTATACGACAAATGGAGCTCTGAACATTTTTTAAAAATATCTCAAAGTGGTGTAAGAAGTTGGATAAGTGCTTTTAATCATTCCAAACCGCTTCACAAGATGCGTATGAAAGATATCCGGGCTAATCATCTTGAAGGAACAATACATAATGCTAATGTTGGTGAAGCTACCAAACAACGTATGAAAAGCTTATATAATCTTATGTATCGATATTGTCTGAAAAATGATATCGTTGATAAAGATTATGCAGCCCTTTGTGAAAGTGTATCACGTGGAGAAACCAAAATAAAGCGTGTACCATTCTCTGATGAGGAGATAATGAAGCTGTGGGATAACATAACATATCCATTCACTGATATGGTTTTAATAGGCATATACAGCGGTTGGAGGCCTCAGGAGCTGGCTATTCTTAAGATAGCTGATATAGATTTAGATAACTGGTCCTTCACCGGCGGTCTGAAAACTGATGCTGGCCGTAATCGTACTATACCTATTCATCCAGCCATCCAGAAGCTTGTTAAACAGAATTATGATAAAGCCATACAAATGCATAGTGCTTATCTGTTTAATGATCAAAATGGACAACAAGGTACGTATCTTACTTATGACAAATATCGTGGTCGCTTTAATAAAGTTATGATGAAGCTTAACCTGAAGCATAAACCACATGATACAAGACATACATTTATCAATGCTGCTAAAGCAGCTAATATGAACGAATATGTATTAAAGATAATCGTTGGCCACGTTATAGAAGATGTTACAGAAGCTGTATATACCCACAGAACTGTAGATCAACTTCGTGAAGAACTTATTAAAATCGACCTTCCTAATCCATAATATAATATCAAAACAGACTGCTGATTATCACATACTGCAGTCTGTTTTTTGTTAGTTATGTGTTAGTTACGTCTGTTAGTTACCTGTTAGTTACTTGTTAGTTACGTCTATAAATTCACGTTATTTTATACATTTTCAGAATATATTTATTTTAATCGTATATAATGCAAAAACCGCCGCAATCCCAGTGATTACAGCGGTTTAACGCTTATTCTATATTAGATTAA